AAGAGAATGGTATCTAATAAATATGAGTATTGGAAGTTGGAAGATTTGATATAAATTTAACGGATTTATTATTATTGTTTCCACCGATTGCCGCAATTTAGGCAGGTAATGAACGTAGTCATGGCTTCATCCGCACTACGGGTCTGTAGTTCATAATAGGTACATTCGCGTGATTTACATCTGGCACATTTAAATTGATCGGTCATAGCCTCAGCTTTTTCTTCATATAAACTCTTATCTCGTTTATATTTCATGTCCATCATTTTTTTCCAATGTCCTGGAAAGAGTTCCTGATAGGTCATTGTTGGTAAATCCACTATGGAAATTTTACCTTCGTTTATTTTTTTTATTAGATATTTATTATTAATATAGGAATTCTTATTTAGATTCGTATATAGGGACCGTGATTTATTGATGTAAATCTTGCGAAAGGCATTATTCTGCCAATTTATAATAATATTACGCTTTTTACTTTCGGCACAAGTATAGGCGTATATACTATTTTCCAATAATGGTATTAGGTCTATGGGCAAAATTTTAGTGAAAATTGTCAAACATTTTTCACGAATCCCATCATCGTCACCACCACCAATTTCAATCGTTTCGGTATCAACTTCCTCATCGTCGGCATCGACTTCTTCTTCTTCTTCGTCTTCGTCTTCATCGTTACATATGACGACTTCTTCCTCATCCTCTTCGTCGTCGCCTACGACAGCGTCATCATCTTCTTCTTCGTCGTCAACCACCGACGATATTTCGTCGTCATCTTCGCCTTCGCCTTCGCCTTCGCCTTCTTCATCAACATCGGTAAATAAGATGTGATACGCAGACTCATATTCATCGCAATTTAGATCAAGAACCGTTCCTCTCTGGGATATTTTTAACATTAACATATCACCATAAATGATGGTAGATACCGATTTAGATGATGGCGGTAATTCATGATTGTTTTCCTGAAACCCTTCGATATAGCCATAGGCGATAAGAGTTTCATGTTTATTCATTTTCCATTCACCCACAATAATAGGTTGAGAACTTTCAGTTCTATCTAATACATTATCCATAAGCGATGTCGTAACTAATTTATGATGTAATTTAGATTTACCGACATCGCATACCTTAATATTGCCGTCAATTTGTAAGATTACGGCGGAAACCATAGTGATTAATATTAATATTTAGTGCTTATATACTTTCAATTCAAATTCAAATTCAAATTTTAATTTTAATTTAAATTTCAATTTAAATTTCAATTTCAATTTAATTTAAATTTAAAATTTACATAGCGACATAAAGAGACATTGATATTAATATTAATATCAATATCAATGGACAAACATACATTTAACGAGGCTAATATATATTTGGGTATTAAAAACTCTAAGACACAATTTGAAAAGGTAATTGATGGCGCCATAGTTGATTCCTTGCGAGCGAAATTGGTAGGAAAATACAATTACCGGTCATATAGCGAAAAAACGATATACGATAAAAATATGATCTTTCGAAATGACACTACATATAAATATAGAAATGTTCATCATTACATTCTTGATGATAATATGTTTATCGAATTATTGGAAATTACCTCAATTCCCAATATTCATTTCAATTTGAAAAAAAATTATAATTATGAAGAAATCAATCATATAGATGAATTTATTATTAGCGATAAAATTACTATCCATATTAATGATGTGAATAGTGTAAAAATTACAGCCATTAAGGACACTTATTGGGACATAACTCAGCCTAAATTGATGGATATTATTGCAATGATGAGGAAATTACTGACATAGCTTCTATGCCATTACTGACAATAGCTTCTATGCCATTACTGACAATAGCTTCTATGCCATTACTGACATAGCCTATAGCTCTTATACACTCCATGGGTCTCACTACTACGAATTATTCGACATACTTGTCCAGTAGTGAGACCATGATACTTTGCGACTGGATCAGTTTTCATAATGAGTGGTAGTTGGCCGTCGCTGACCAGATTATATTTTTTAAGTAAATCGGCTTTTTCGTCAGCACTTAATACTTCATGTGCTGGAACCATTGAATGCTTGGTTACATTATACATTAGTTTATCTATATCAAATAATTGGCAAAATATGCCTTTGGTTTCATATATGGTTTCAAATTGTGTTTCCAATATTTCGGGATTTTTTAATTTATCGCGAATGACAATAATAATAGTATCTCCAGATTTATAATCATTTTTTTGTGGGTTTATCATATCTTCCAAATCCTCCCCAATATTCCGAGTTCTAATTCTAGTAGCCAACATATATTTAATTACCAAAGTATTCCCCGCCGCATTTTTTACTTTTATATCGAGTGAATTTATTTCAGTATTAGGAGATTTAATATTATTATTGGTTTTGTATAAGATATCTATTTCTTCAGCTGAATAATTGGCATATTCATCAGTATTATAGCCGCGGTCGGACAGCATATCCAGAACGACCTCTCTGGAACGATATAATTTGGTAGTTAAACTCATTATAATATATTAATATTAATATTAATAATTCTTTTAATATATTATCAATTTTTTATTCTGGGTCGGTGGCCGCAAACAGACCCGATGTGGTTGTTGACGGCGGACCCGATGTGGTTGTTAGCGGCGGACCCGATGTGGTTGACGGCGGCGGCGGCATTATTAATGTAATTGTCTTTTCTGGTCCGCCAGTAATGGCCAGTTTAATTACATGATTGCCGGTGAGACCATTAAATCCAGATACGATTAAATTTTTGTTATAAATATTCGATTTACCGTCATCATATGAATATTTAGGAACCCCCAACCCAACAATTTGAGGTGAGAGGGTTGGGGATGCGGTAGGGGCTGCGGTCATTCCCTGTCCCAAAGTTGGGGCTGGGGCTGAGAATGGGTATGAGAATGGGGGGACAATCTCCTCTGTAAATCTTAATGCATCTGTGGTTGAAGTTATAGAAACACCAGGACCTTGTGTGGTATATATTCCGACTTGTGCTGCAATTTGTAGTTCTGTTATAGTTGTGTTGATTATAGTTAGAATATCTTTTTGGGAATTCTGCGAATCCGTAACCTCAATACCCGGCAGTACGACATCATCCACTCGCCAAACCCATCCAAAATTATAAATTTGATTTGTAACACGATGTTCTAAATTATATATTTTTGTGAATCCGGTGTTAGGTTGTATTACATCAGCTACTTTCAATTCGAATTGTACTTTGAGATATTCGGGATATGTGCCGTATTGAACATGATTGATGTTCAGGTCTTCGTCATGCACGTAATAAACATAAAAATCATATTCTTCCTCGTATGATTGCACCCTGATTATGTTATCTCGGGACTTTCCATATCCTAACGTTTTTATATAATTGTTTTCGGTTTCGATTACAGGAGAAGTTGTAGTAATTACCTGTGGACTACGATTACTATTATTCACAATCACACCATTTCTAGTGTATTCCCGAGTAGCGGTTATCACTAACTGTGAATTTACTCGAATCGCATTATTAGTGATATCATTATCAATCTTTATGTTAATTTTGCTCTCAGGACTATTTGCCCCGCCGGAAAAATATTTACTTGTTTTTATAATAGTCGGTATCTCATCATCAGGATTCTGGATAGATGTAAACGTATAATAATTATATAGTGAGGTTGTTTCATCATATGTTATATTAAATGTTTGTGGTACAGGACATATGGTTGGTTCAACATTACATGTTTGTATATTATTAATCATAGGTCCTACTGTGGGACAAGTGTTGGAACTATAAAGTTTATGAATACCAGTCGATAAGTTCGGGAGTAAACAACTATATTGTATAGCACCGGTTTCATTCTCACAGAATATCCCTGAGGGAGTCACACCATCACAAGGTTCATAACCATAGCTAAAATCAGTGTTTTCGAATTTCGAACAACCTGGATGTGGTATAATAGCATTTGTGGTAGTTTCTGGTTGTGAAATGACTGATACAATAGTATTATCGGTGGTCTGTATATTAAATTTAGCATTAGGGGCATTAAAATTGGCGTCATTATATTTGAATGTTCCTTTGAGGATAATACATCCACTAAATGACCCTAATTCCACAGTGTCTAATACACAATTATCGAATTTTATTGTTCCTGAAACTAGGGAACTCAAATTTAATGTAGTTATTGTATTATTAGTGAAAACTAGGGTTCCTGAACCTAGGGAACGCAAATCTAATGTAGTTATTGTATTTCCAGTGAAAACTAGGGTTCCTGAACCTATGGAACTCAAATTTAATGTAGTTATTATATTATCAGTGAAATCTATGGTTTCTGAAACTAGAGAACTCAAATCTAATGTAGTTATTGTATTATCAGTAAAATCCAGTGTTCCAGAAACTAGGGCCCTCAAATCTAATGTAGTTATTGTATTATTGGTGAATGTAGCGGAGAAGGCACTGGTGGGGCCACTGGTGGTACCGGTGGCACTGGTGGTACCAGTTAATAAAGATATATCTAATAAGCCGATATTATTATTACCACTACATGATATATTTCCTCCGAGTGTTGTTAATTTATTTAAAATATAATTTCTGGGGTCGGACGGAGAATACGTATTATTAGTTAGTGTTAAACCACCATTAATAGTTTCTAATTTACTATAAGAGTTTAAAGTATATACGCCATTGTTTTTTATGACAACATTGCCGTTAATTCTTGTCAATTTATATGCCGTTAATTTACCACCATCTAGTGTTAAATTTCCATTGAGTAATGTCAATGGAAAAGAATCCCATTCGGTATCCTCCTCATAAAGAGCCTGACCAAATCCGGGCTCACCAAATCCGGGCTGCGGATCATCTACAGAGCGGTGAGAACCCCTTATTAGTAAGTATCCTCCCGGGTTTATTACTAAATCTTCTGTAATAGTTTCATATCGCCACATATGAACTGTTAGAGTTATAGGTTCGGTAAATCCAATTGTGGTGGTATACCGTGCCCTTAACATAACTTGCTGCTTATCCGTAATGGTATTGGTAATTGTGCCAAACGTTGCTATATTACTTTTTAATACTGGGACATTCTCAAATACTAGATTTTTTACATGAGTAGTTGTATCGGAAAATAATCTAATATTATTATTTGAAAGCTCATATTTCATGCTAAGAGTTTCTATGGTATTAATTCCCTCTAAAATTGTATTGCTTAATGGTTTTAGGAACAATGTTCCCTCGAATACGCCAAGGGGAATCAGTTTAATAGTAGTCTCATCACGGATCCGTAGAATAACACCACTAAGCGACCCTTCAGTAATAGTATATGTATTCCCTGATAAATATATTGTTTTGTCAGATGGTATATTTTTTAATTCACTTGCGATATTTAAATAATAATCATAACTTGTGTAAGATTGGGATATTCCTGATAACACTCCTATTAATAGATGCGACGCTCCAGTATGAGTAATTTTACTGAAATCGATTATGTTTGTGGTTATTGGAACTATGTGTAAACGTGCATTATTTAATGTAATAGAACTATCGACATTATTTACATCATATGATATTTTTAAATATTGAGGTTGTCCAGTAATATCAATAGTTCCGGTTACTTTTATTGATGTATTTAGTATATTAGTCCATACTATTTTGGCGCCATCCTGTATTTCCAGATTATTTAATATAATGTTGCTGTCATATGACACCACGGCGGGATTATTAACTATTACCGTTCCCGTAGTAAAACTACGATTTAATGTGTAGTTGGCTTGTATTGTTAGTGCAGAAATACCTGATATAGATTCGGTTATTACGGCATTAGAATGAGTTAGTTTGACTGTTCCAGTTATATCGACACCCGCTGGACCAGATGTTGTGGTCCCAGAACCATAATATAATTTGGCACCATCGCCACATTTAATGTCGTAATTTTGTCCCAAATTTAGAATTGCTAGATGTAAATTACTCCCAGTTAGTACAATATTGTTCGGTAAACTATCAACTACTATATTGGCCAATTCACTTATTTCAATTGTATTTGCAATAGGGATATTGTTAGGAAGAGCGTATGTGCCGCCTTTTATTATTAACTCGTTTATGTTTTTACCCGCAGACATGATTAAAGGCGACCTTATTAATGTTAATGTGTTGCTGACCGAGGTATTTAATTTAACCATGGAATCTGTTACAGTAATTGGTGCGGTGGTATTACTGAACGAAAGTTGTTCCTGTGAACTAATATTTTTAATTTCAAATGAATCAGTTATTGTATAATTTATGTTTAATGTATTATTATTTGGGGTCTGGGTTGTACCATTTGTTGTATTCCATGTTATCCCATCTATTGTGAAATTATTTACAGTGATTCTATCATGATTACCAAAGTCTGCAAGGAATCCTAAATTAATGGTTTTATCGGTGTCCGACAGTTTGGTAATACCTAGATCAGTATATGTTCCTGCTGCTACTGCTGCTACCGTTGTAGCTGCTGCTGCCGCTGCTGCCGCTGCTGCTACCGTTGTAGCTGCTGCTGCTGCTGCTGCTACTGCTGCTCCCTGTATAACTATATTGGAATTTCCTGTAAGCCGTTGGGAAGATATGAATATAAATATATTAATGAGGGTACCGTCAGTTGGTGTTTGTAATATTAAAGCTGTGTCGGGCCCACAACTATTATTAAAATCTACACAAACCTTATTACGTATAATGTCATCATTACCCCAATTTCCAGAAGAGTTTATTGCAACTCTGTCATCGTCGGTTAATTGTTTGCAAAATTTATTAGGACCAGGACCACATTCAATAGTGTCTGAACATATATCTCCTTGGACAGTTTGATTTTTATTATATCCGCATGTTACTTTCCCGTCACGCTTCGCATATTTTCCAAAGATATAATCACTTAACGCCGTTCCTTCACTATTATAAAATTGAGTTTCATATATATTATTACCTGGCTTTATTTTACAATCTGCTTTGTCACAAATAGAATCAGTCGCAGACGGAGAAGCAGTCGCAGACGAAGATATATTCCGTGTTCTTTGCCGAATACACATACTTCCATCATTAGCTGCGTAGCATCCAAAATAATTGTTGCCATCCGCTTCGGTAGGACATGGGTTATTGCTATCACATAACGTATAATTGGTGATGCTTGTTTTTTTACATACACCGGCCGGACCTCCAGTCGTACCTCCGGCCGGACCACTAGTTGTACCACCAATATGGCAATAATACTGCACGTGGTCGTTTAATGATAACTGACATGTATCCATACATTCACTACCATTTTGTGTACATCCTAAAGTACCATAATAAGCATCAGCACATGGCGAATTGCCAGACGGATCGTTCGTGAGAAACATACTACTGCGATTCTCATCAGTAACATTATTACTGCTACCATTTAAATATATCGACCCGGCATATTCTAATAAATTAGATGGTAATTTATATACAAATACACTATCGCTGGTGCTATTGGGACCAGATGTGCTTGGATCGTCGTATGGGGTCAAATGAAGTTCGGAATCTTCGGGACCTTCGGTATCAAACACAATATCACCATAACCGCACAATGATATAATATTGTTTGTACTATTACAGCGTAGATTATCGCTAATGAAATTTAAAGGATGTGTTATCTTTAATTTTTTAACTTTAACCTCGTCACCAGATGTGTTTTTTAAAAATTCCGTATTGATTAATTCAATAGTATTGTATGTTCTGTCTGAAATTAAACTATTTCTTAGCAAAGTTGATGAAGAAGGAGTGCCAACGACTTTTAAGGTTCCATTATGTTTTATTGTTATGTTGGATGAATCTGAGGAAATGGCAATGCCAGTGCCGGCGCTAACAGCGCTAACGGGGCTAACGGTGCTAACGGTGCTAACGGGGCTATCGGGTATAGTAATAATGACATTATCATTATCATTAACATAATTTAATTCACCAACACTTATTTTATTACATGTCACTTCTGTTATGTTTGTGGAAATACCACTAAATTTGACTTGTTCCAATGGATTGTCAATGGCGTCGTCGGCGGCGGCGGCGTCGCCAAGTATTATAAAATCATTCACAACTATATCT